TTACCGCTGCGCTGTCATGATCCATTCTTATAAAGCCGTCCTGTGCCCAAAAGAACCCGTAAGTTTTAAGATAATGATATTGCGTTCCCACTCCGAGTAAGAATCCGAATCTACCTCCACCAACTGCCGAGAAATTATAAGTGTCAACTGCACCTGTATTAGGTGCGTCCCAGTGAGTTATTGTTGAAAGATCATCACAAATTTGAGCTGCACTATATTCGTGTCCTGCCTGTGCAATAATTGCGGCTGTATTAGATTGTCCTGTCCCTATTGCAGTCCCCTGTGCAGTTGCACCTATTTCCAGCAAAACATTACTCCAATCATATTCAACTGATTGATCTGTAGGTGCTGCCTCAAAATATGTAGTACCAATACCATTAATATAAAATATTAATCCTCCTGCCGGGCCAATATCACGTAATGAATATGATCCTACTGCTGCAATAAATGAACGGCAGGCACGTACATGAACAGTTGCTCCTTCATCTTTATCATTAATACCTGTTGTACCATCATTGAAATTTTGAAAATATGCACTATCAAAATCTTCTTCCGTGGAACTCCAATATATTATACCGGCAAAACTACCAAGACCAAATAAATGCAGATTAACATACATTGCAGTTAATTCATCCTTTGAAGGAAGATACCACTGAGTATTTGTTTCCTTTAATATCCCGCCTGCATCCGAATCATCACCAACAAAATCAATTAATTCCTGCCATTCAGCTATTGTCGGAATATGCCAGCCTGCCGGGACAAATCCGGATGCCATGACCTGACTGTGTTTATAAAGTCCTCCATATTCATCCCTGTTATCTTCATCATTATTATAAACTCTGCTTCCAGGATACTTTGAATCATAGTTTTTGCACATCCATATCTGATCTCCGATACACATAGTTTCACAATATTCATACGAAGGATCAACAACCGGGATAGATATTGCAGGACTGAATCCGTCTTTTGAGATTTGTTTACTTCCTATGATTATGGTAATTTCTATTTCGTAACCGTGTATCTGATTATTGTGCGTTATAACGCTTCCCTGTATAAGATGCACCACAGCCCAGCCTGAATCAGTATAGATACTTATTTCCTTTGTGTTCTTTATCGTACGTATTGCCCTGACTTGTTCTTCTGTTATTTGCCCGGAGCCTATTGTCAATGTTTGTGTACCTAATGTTCTGTATTTTTCGCCCTCGGTAATAAAGCCTATTCTGCCGGGATACCATAACCAGTAATGCCAACCGTTGTAATACCAGCGAAGATAATAACCATTACATCTCCGGCTTATTGGAATCCTTACAAGTTCATATAGGTTTAATCCGAATCCCATTATGGAGCTGTTATTTCTGCTGTAAAATATACTGCGTCTTCCTCTATTCCTGCCGGATCAATTGTAAGTGAACAGAGATGCCCTTCAAGATAATCAGCAATGACAAGTATGGGATCTTCACTCAAAATACGATTTACTGAATTATATGTTCTTATCGTTACCGTCAATTCACCTACTGGTGATATTAAAGGTCTTTCAGGAAGGATAAATGTAAGATCAAAAGGCAAACCTCTGAAATAAACAGGCCGGTCAAATGAATTAAAGAATGGAGCATCATTCAGATCATCAGCCTCGTATTCATGTAAATTCGATCCCTGCTCCTCGCTCCTGATTGCTTCCCCATAGTACCAAAGGACAGGAGGGGAACCCTCGGCAGCAATCCATGCTCCACTCCATCCATACCAACATTCACGGTATTCCAAAGAGAAGTTTCCTGATTTATTTGTCTCGGCCATTATTAGCTTTGTGTAATCTCCGACCTTTCCGAGAGTAGTTATTATTCTTAAAATTCCCGACACATCAAGGTCAGCATATCCAAACGAATCCGGCGAAGCTATGATAGTCAAAGGATGCTCAACTTCGTTTATGGTCATTTTACCCTCAAAATAATATCCGGCACGCAACATGTTATCATTAAAATAAGCGTAATCCTTATCAGGATCAAGATCGGGATCAAGCAATGGATCGGATGGATCAAAGCCGAGAATAAATTTTATGTTAGTATAAATGATTGTATCAGTTGATTCTGCTTGTACCACGCCAGAATACATTGCATCAAGCGTTCTATTATAGACTGTTATTTGATGACCTTCAGTCCCGGTGTACCCTGCAACTGTCAATTGGAGCAATAATCCTCCGTTATAAGGATCAGCAGAAACAATATCCCAATCATGTCGTAATAACCGGAAGTTGTTGGGGCTTTCCGTTGCGAGCCACCTGCATAATATTTCCGGGCTTGCCTGCTCAACATACGCCGGAGTGGAAAATAAAGTTATCATATTGCTGTTGAGTTATTATTCTGATTATACCGTAATTGATCTGGACGAGCAAACGCCCTGATTCGAATTTCTTTATGATATGAATATTCATTTCTTTGTTTTTTAGTAATTATAGGTTTAATGTTTCTTACATCACACCAACTTAAATATGCTTTATAACCCAACCCCTTATATTTACTGAATATTTTGTAATCATCGAGATCCCCAATAAATATATTATTATGGCTTTTAGATTCTTCAAGTAAACGGTTTAAACCAATAATGAGTCTTGTTCTTGAATTATCTCCTTTTTTTTCAGGTATCAAATTTATAAAATAGTCTAATCTTGTAAACTTGCTACCATCAGGAAGATTATTTAATATTTTTTCCTTTTGATAATCTGTGACTATTTTTAAGGCATTATTATATTCCTCTTTTGTTATCATATTACCTCCATAGTTATATTACCAATCGTTAATGCGAACTTATTGTTAATCCTTTCAATAGCCTTTTTACGCTCCGACTCATAAACGTCAATGAATGTTTTGCTGCGGAAATGGACATTGCCATATTTATTTATATACCAGGTTAAATAACGTGCCTCATTCATTTTGCCCTTCGGAGTTGTTGCCAGGAACATTCCCCGCCGTTCCATCCACCTGTAAATTATTTTGACAAGTCCGTAATCCTTCGTTCCCCTTCTCGGTCCTCTCCCTTTCTGTAAAACAGGAATCCAGTATGGTACTAAGATACCTGCCCCGTCTTCCCTTATCTCAACATCGAACATCTTCATTATAGAATCAGGAATCTTATTGCCATAATAACCATTTTTCTGACTGATGTTCTTTATCAGATCTTCCAGTTCCGGCTTTAAATCAATCCCCTTCATTACTTTTTCCTTTCCCAATATAAAATATAATAAATGAAATTATTGATATTAAAGAAAACATTACTTCAAGAACAATATTTTCTTTTCCTGCAAAATATCCAACACAAACACATCCGATAATAAATATAATACCGGAAATAAATCTTAATAATAAATTAAATTTTTCCATGGTTTTAAGTTTTGATTAAGTTTTGAGATCAATACCTTTCATATTCTATCTTCCAAATAAATTTCCCTTTGCTATTTGTTGATCATCCCAAAGGTTATATACCAATTCAGCTAATTCATTATAGCAATCTATACAAAGACGGTTGCTATCTTTTGTATATAACTTTAATACTTTCTTGGCAAACGTAATTTGTTTGCCACATTTACCACAATTGTATTCAAATTTTTTTTCCATTGTTTTAAGTTTTAAATCAATGCTTTCATTTACTTCTGCCGGTTCATATATTTTGCAATCTTTAAACATATCCAAAAGTTGTATCTGTTTTTGAAGAGATAATTTTGTTCCGTTAAATACTTGAAAATCTATATCTTTAATTGACATAGAAACCAGAAATATCACATGATAATCTGCTTCGATTTTCTCAAATGTCTTATTAAGATTTCGTGTTAGATGATCATTCATTAGAGCATCCGGAATCTTTATTATAAATATTGGTTTCATAATTTTGGTTTTTAAATTTATAAACAAGGATCTCTATTTTCGTTTTTAAGCAAGTACAGATTGAGCGGCATAGACCAACCGATAACATTCGCATCATATTTCGATTCAAGAATTTTGTATGCAGTTACCGGAGTGATAGTCTTATATTCCGCTTCACCTATAAGCCTGATAATTATCTCTTTGCAGATATCAAGAAGTGCCTGCAGCCGTGTTTCATTATGTTCCGCTTTATCTTCAAGCCTGACTTGCTGCAATACTTCGATAGTGATAGGATTGAAGTGTTCAATTATTGCATTAGCCCTCACTTCCAGAATAACATCATTAGGCTGAATGATTAGTCCAATCACATCATATTGATCGCTTCTGTCTGTATATAGGTTTATAAGTTGCTGCTGCTCATAAAGAACCAGCGTACAACCTGAGGCAGTCAGTATGGTTTTAAGCTTTGATGTTATCATTTGCACTTATTATAAAGTCCAAACATTTCTTTGAATTTCCACAAAACCCATGCACAAAAATAATGGATTTCTATAAATACCCGTTCCCTTTTTTTCATTGTTTTAAGCTTTGCTGTTATCATGACTAAGGAGTCTGAAAAATTCTCTTGAATCTATAAATATTCTTCCTTTAATTTTCGATTCTGAATATTCAAAATCTATTTGAAGTAAAGTCCTATTTTGATCTTCCTGTACTATTACTTCAATAGTTGTAATAATAATCGCTTCTCCCATTTTATTTATGTTTTGTTTGTTTTGAATAGCTTTCAAAAGTTATTTTGCCTCTAACATAGGCACTCATCGCAGAATTCACAGGACGCTTATTACGTCCATATTTTTTAGTGCCTTTACCTCTGCCGTCTTTTTTTTGTGCCATAATTTTAAGATTTGCGTTTCAATTTAGATTTTGCTTCTTCCTAAATTAATTCGAAATAACGCTCCCGGTAATCATCTGTTTCTTTGGCCATCATAAACCTTACCAGACATTCCTTATAAGGCGTTAACAATACTTCCGGAACTGTGATCTTCATTGCATCACGAAGAAAATCCAGCGAACTTAATTCAGAAAATATGTTGAGTTTTTCAATCCCGGCAGCCAGTTCAATTTTTGATGGTTCCCGGTGAAGGAGTAATTGTTCCCTATCTGCCATTTCACTTACCAACTTTATCAGATGCATAGCGATGGGATATATTTCTTTGACGGTGCAAGGTAAAACTTTTTTTCCGAATAAAAGTGCTTTGTCAGCATCCCATTTCTTTTTTGTTGATAAAGGATAATAGTAACCGTCTATCACTCTAAAGATTACACCAAAATCATTGTCTTCATTTTGTGATAAGAACATCCTCTGACCGTAACATATATTCTCCGTGAAGTCATTTAATGTCTCTGGGACTGGTAATCGCTTTGATCCTAATTTAAAATATCCGGGGACGGGAAGTAATATCAGACTGTCAGGAAGGCCGGAATATAACTCAAAGTTATATATCATTTCTTTGAGTGTGAGTTTTTCTATATTCTTTAAATTTTTCATCTTTTTTCCTCGTAAATCTCATTTTCTCCATTTTTTTATTTTAAGAGTTGGCATTTAATGGGCATTTGCGACGTTCAAATTTATCAATTTTTGTAAAGTTCAGCGGAGCAATCTATACTTTTTAAAAATGAAACTTTTTTATACCTTCCGACTTTCGGAGATACACTTTTTATTTTTTACACTTTTCAAAACCTTTCAACTTTCAGAGATATACTTTCTCAAAACAAAACTTTTTTAAAAAGTTCGCCAGCGAAAGATTGAATCTTTTATTTCAAAACTTTTTTATACCTTCTAACTTTTGAAGATTAACTTTTTGACTTTTACACTTTTTTTAAAAGTTCAACTTTGAAAAATTGGTTCTTTTATTTTTGGAATCTTTTTAAAAGTTCAACTGAAACAAAATAACTTTTTCAGATTTAAACTTTTTTGAAAAGTTTTTTTCTCAGAGATATACTTTTTGATTTTCAAACTTTTTTTGAGATTGCAACTTTTGAAGTTATACTTTTTAAATTTCAAACTTTTTAAAACCTTTCAAGTTTTGGAGATACACTTTTTATTTTTGGACTTTTAAAAACCTTCCGAGTTTTAGAGATTGAATCTTTTACTTTTGAACTTTTTAAAAAAGTCTGCCAGACCTCAAAGAACTTTTTATTTTTTAAGCTTTTTCCTTTTTATATATGCCCATTTAATGCGACTTTGCGACGTTTGTGTTTTTAAAAATATTGAAAAATAAGATTTTCTTGCATTTTTTGAAGAAAATTTTCAAAATTATATATTTTGTCATCCTCGCCACGTTTGATGTGTTATTTTTCTTGCCGTTGTGCTTTGTGTGTAATATCTTATTCCGTCAAGTAAATGATTCCATCCCTTATTTGGGATACCTGCTTTTTTGTCATTCCAAGTATGATTACGGAGTTCTTTAACGAGGTTAACAGATTCCTTGTCTGTGATAATATCATAGTCCTGAACGAGCCGGATGCCCTCTATAATGCTACCTTCCTTCTTGATAACACCCTTAATGTTAAATCCAGTGCTTCTTAACTCTGAAATCATTCGAGGATCTTCGCTATCTGCAATAATTAAATTATGAGATTTTGCATATAATCCCACTTCTTTTTTCAAATCAGATATTGAGAGATTATTTAGATAGAAACATTCCTTTGCATAAATCTTATGATTCTTTTCATCAATAGCAATTTTAACCATTGCATCAGGATCAGGATGAAACCCAAAATCAAGACCAAACCCATACTGTAAGGAAGTATCAAAATCACCATACGACCAGTTAGGATAGATAACACCTTCGAGTTGACCTATTAATCCTTCGAGATATACTCGTTTATAATTCGGGTCCCGCTCAGCTCTTAACAGAATATCTCTTTTAATTTCCTCAGCTAAAAAAGGATTATCATATAAGGTCGAATGGATTACTGTAATATCATCTTTATATTGCAGATTGTTAATGTATTGATCATAAACCCAAAATTCACTAACAGGATTCCAGTCTGCAAATATTTGTCTCCTGGTTCGTTGTGCCAGATGAAAAAAAGTCTCGTAATCAATATATTGAAGCTCATTAATAAAAAGGTAATCACGTTCTGGGCCATGAACCTTACCTGGTGTATCAACAGAGAAAAATTCAATGATAGAATTATTGATCTGATATATATTATCTGATTTATTATGATTCTTTTCAAAATATAGATTGTTCTCTTTAAGGAAACGAAAGAAATCCCTCATTGCACCTTTACGCAGATGAGGCATCGTCTCTGAGACTATACTAATAATAACAGGAGTCGGACTTTCACCTGCCA